TTTCTATCTTCTCAGTACTATAACCCTGAACACCTTTCAAATCACTGATCTCTTTACGAGAGTAACGAACATGTTCAACTAGGTTTCCCTCAAATACCTTACTAGCATTAGGAGAGGGATACATATCAAATGGGGATACCCTTTTATTTAGGAAAGAGTATTGAGAGGAGGACTCTGGGTTGCCATTAACCCAAGTAAGTTTACAGTTCTTCGTAATGATAGGGCCTTTCATAAAGGCAGTGGGGAAGATAGAGAAATCTTCTATGAAGTCCGTTAGAGCATCATCCCAGGAACCTTCGAGTAACTGGTCATAGACCTCACTCTCCATCTTCTTAGCCTGATACTTAGCCTCTGCCATAATCTCTTCCATGACAGCTTCTTCAATATCTCTCTTAGTCTGATTTAATTCTTTGATTTTCTTCTGTGCAGTCTTTGTATCTGTACCACCCTCAGCTGTTGTTACTTCAAGAAGGGATGCCCACTCCTTATTAGTAGCATCAGTGATAGTTTTCTGAATATCAGCAGGTAGTTCTGGGAGAGGGGTAGGGTCCAAGGAGAATGGTTTCTCTTTAGAAAGAAGGAGATCACCAATCCATGAGATAGCTGTTCTACACTTCGTTGCAGTCAAATTCATATAAATCTCTGAACCACCCTCTGCCCTAATCTCTGCTAGATCTGCGGGATCATACTCTCCATTATAGGCACGAAGACAGGAAAATAATTCATCCTCAATACCAGAGGATTTCTTAGCATCCTTATTAATAGTGAATACTGAACGTACATGAGAGGCGAGGGAAGAAGAGAAAGAATCTGAGTTAATATCCTCTATCTCAGATACCTCATCCATGATTGATAGTTCCCTATCTACAAGATCTTGTGTACCAAGGACGATTAGCCCCTTAATTTCTTCCATTAATTATGCCCATAGGTATGATGATTTTATAACCTGTCTAGGTCTATATCTTGTAGGAGAATATGTTAGAGTATTTATTGCAAATGTAAGTGCTACAGCATCCGAATAGTCTGGAGACTTTTGCCCCCTTCTCTTCATATCCCGTTTAGATTCTAGGATTATCTGCAACTTATTATTATATGAATAATTAATACCAACTAGATCATCTCTCAGATTAGATAGGTATGGGAGAGATGCATTAGGTAACCAGTCTCTTAACTCCCCATATAATTCTGATCGTAGATTATAATACGTTTTCTGTTGTGTACTAGGAGAGGATACATTAATATCTAGGACAGGTATTTCAAATCGTTTAAGTTGGTCTACAACGCCTGAACCAACACCAATACCATCTACTGCAACTGCAGAGTAATGACCAGATTGGTAATATTCTAATATCTTCTCTGTAAATGTAACTGTATCAATGCCCTTAAATGCTATTAAGTTATGTAGTTTTGGTCCCTGTCTATCAGCAATAACACAACTGTCATTACCAAAACGGGCTACATCACAACCAAGAATACGAGGATAATTCATGTACTCACGAGGCATTAATTGCTTCTGCATCGCCTCATCAATAATATTAGCTGAAAAGAACTGTGCCTCAGATAGTGTGGGAAACTCACCAAGAACCCGCATCTTATAGAAATCTGAGGAGATCCCATAATACTCTTCTACTTCCTTTATCCATACCTTATCTACATTAGGTGATTGATCTGCAGTAAAGGTAAAACGTGACCACCCTGTTACCTTAGGAGAGAATAGATCATAGAATGCACCCTCTGCACGAACTGGATTAGAGACTAAGATAAAACTAGTATCACCAGAGGATAGGGTACCATACAGTGTATCAAAGATTTCCTTAGGTAAGGCAGAGGCTTCGTCTATCATAATAACTACTTTCGAGGCATGTAAACCAGCAAAGTTCTCTTTATTATCAGAGGAACCAGTAATCCAGGAGCACATCTGAGTTCCCTTCTTACCCTCAATATAGCAATTATCATTCATTATATTATAGAATGGTTTGAATAGAGGATTCATTCTACCATGCCATAGCAGCAACTCTGAACGGAATACTCGGAAAAGCTGAGAAGCAGTTGGTGCTGTAACAAGCATCTTACAGTCTGGGTAACATATTAAAAAATATAAGGTCAACCATGCTAGTACTGCGGTTTTACCAGAAGAGGTGCAGGACTTAACTGCTACACGACTATTAGGACCAACAGCAGCAAGAATCAAGTTGATCTGTTGATCTGTTGGTTCTGCACCAATAACATTCTTAATGAATGCTATGGGATTCTCCTTATACATCTGGAGTAGTGTAACTAGTTTATCTGTTGACATAGTGGCCTTATTGAAATGGGTTCTTTATTTAAGAGAGGAACCCCAAAAGACTCTCCTTTAATTAAGCTGCGTTAGTTACCAATTTAAAGACACAGGATGCAGATGTACCAACATTCACATAAAGACCAGAGGTACCAGTAGCTACATCAGTATCAATAAATAGACAACCCTTAGCATAAATAGTACCAGCATCAGGGGGCATGACAGTACCAGTACAGAAGAGTACTTTATTTAGAGAGTTACGGAAGAGGACTGTAACAGTGGCCTGAGGGGTACCAACCATTGTGAGATCGCCAGTTGCCTGTTTGGAAATAGTTGCACTCATCTTTTTATTCCTTTCTTTTTTTCTTTATTTATAATGGGGCTGAATACAAGGATCGAACTTGTAACCTACTCCTTACAAGGGAGTTACTCTTCCAATTGAGTTAATTCAGCATATACGCCAATGGTGGGGGTAGCAGGACTCGAACCTGCAAAACTATGAGTCTAAGTCATATACGTATACCAATTCCATCATACCCCCCCTATTTATTTACTTCTTACCTTTACGGAGCATAGCCATATCTTTCTTCATGTCTTTCTTACCCTGCTCTTTCATACCCTTGTCACTCTTCATTTCCTTCTTTCCTTTCTCCATCTTTGCGAATGGATTACCCTTACCCTTAGCCATTATATCACCCTATCTTAATCTGTTGTTTCCCATACTTCTGATGAAGTGCCTGTATACTCAACTTCCTTTATATTCGCCTTACTTATTCTACTCATCACTACTTCTTTCTTAGCCATATCTAATAGAGTGTCAAGTGCCTGATCAGGTCTGACTTCCTCTATCCGTATAGTCTCTGTAAATGCATTGCATGTACGTCCTAAGAGTTCTACTGAACGTAGGAGTTGTGCTCTGCTTAATTTGCCATCACCCTCTTCTTTCAGTTCCTCTATCTGATCTACAAGGACGGACTGTATATAGCCCTTATCTACTTTAAGATCTTCTAGTTTTCTCTCTCTTAGGGAGATGATGTAGTCTTTTACATTAGGCTTACTACGGAGATAGAAACCACGTATCTTAGCTGCATTCTGGAAAGAGACTGGTTCCAATCTTGGTGTACCATCTGTATCCTTCTCCTTACCATGTTTCAGTAATCCAGAAGAGAAGCCTGATTGTTTGATAGCCTTTAAGTTATCACCAGTGAATGTGTATACCCAGGCATACGTTTGTTCAGCTGTTGAAAGGATAGGAGCATTATCAGGAGATAGAAGACTTTTAAATGCCTCATTAATCAAGGATGGATCAGCCCTACGAAAGGCAGCTTCATTAGATCTAAAACGAGAACCATTATCATCAACTAAGGAAACTGTCTCTACTAGGTTATTCAGATCATTCTGAAAGTCACGTATGAGTTTACGAATTACATCATAGTGTACCTTGTATTTCTCAGAGAGAGCATGATAGGAGCCCTTACCATATACAAAGGTGAAGATGATTTCCATTTTCTGTTGAAGAGATAGGGAACAGTTTGTAACTTCTAACTTTTCCTTAAGAGTAATTGTCTTCTTATCCTTACTTCTTTTACCAGTGAGTATCTTACTAGGTATAACGGGATCAGTATCTAAGATTGACATATATTATTCGGAATCCTTACGCAAAAGAAACCCTTCGGGTTGGACTGAAAGAAAAAAGAAAGGTGAAGAAGGGAAAAGAAAGAACAACCATTAATAAATAAATAAGGAACAGAAAAGAGATAAAGAAGAGAGAAGATAGGAGCAATAAGTATACTAAGTATACATAGGAATACGGAGATATACCGATGACTAGCTACTAAACTAAGTGATTAATTAGTATTTACTTACTAATCACTGTTTGTTGATTATTGATAGAACTTAAACAACGGATAGTAACCTTGCTATACCTACTAATTCCCTGCTAAAGGTATTATACCATAGATTATATATGCTTGTCAAGCATTATTTTACATAAAGAGGAAAGTATTTTGGTTTATGTAAGGAAATCAAGGAGATACATAGGGTAGAAAAGAGGGTAAAATGAGGGGAAAAGTAGTGTGTATATGCACAGAATACATAGTTATTGGGTAAAAGTACCCAATGTATACCCAATGAAGGGGAGGAATAGTAGGGAATCCTTGGGATTGTGTGTTATGAGGATAGGGGTTAGTAAGGAGAGGCATATTTTAGTAATGTTTTCAAATATTTATCATAGAGAGTGAGGGGGTAACCCACCCATAGCCCGGACTCCAATCCCAATCTTCGACCTCCCGGCCGCGCGGGGGGCGGCCCGCCGCCGCGGGGGAGGGGGGTTGGGGGGCGTGGGGGGACGCGGGGGGTGGTGGGGGGGGGGGGTGGGGGTGGGGGGGGGGGGGGGGGTG